TGGATTCGATCTCAGGGCAACAGCAGTCCAAACGGAGAGAACGTTTAGGTCGAGTCATCCATGCCCTGGGAGTCAAAGGAGCATTTGCTCTGGCAAAGCCATCGATCATGGGGAAGTACTTTCCTTTCGGCCAGGGTCTTTTCGATGATGTGAATTTCCATCGGGATCTGGTGATCGAACTCTTTGATGTACCAAATGGCAAACAGGGAACCAACAACATCCAGGCTCAGAAGATGGCTCAGGCCATCATTGCAGAAAAGCGAGATGTGATTGCGAGACTGAGAGCAAACGGGGTGAATATCGGTTGGCTAGCCGATCATGTGACCACACAGTATCACGATTCAGTAGCAATTCGCTCAGGTGGCTTTGAGGCAACCGGACTGTTGAGAAAAGGACTCTCGGAAGAGGAAGCCTTTCAGCGTTGGGCGAAACGTCTCTATGACCCGAATAACGAGAGACAGGGGTTACTGGACATGGACCGGACCTTCGTCAAGCCATCAGGCGAGACGGTTGTTGATCCAGATCAGAGGATGAAGTTTCTACGAGAAGTCTACAACAATATCATCTCTGGAGATCGCAAGGTTCATGAACTTGTTCCGACTGAGGCAAACGTAGGTCAGATGTCTTTGGCTTCCAAGGTCTCTCAGAGCAGACAGTTGCACTTCAGAGATGCAGATTCATGGTTAGCGTACAACAACGAGTATGGCCATCGGAACCCTGTGACTGCTGTGCTGACGGGACTAGAAAGGATTTCTGATGATTTGGAACTGATCAACCGAATGGGACCGAATCCGGATGCTGCTTTCAAGAGACTGCTGGCGAATACAGAATTGACCGCAGGAGAAAAAAACGTAATCCAGAGTCACTTTGACATGGTTTCCGGAAAAGCCTTTGAGATTGCCAATCCAACGATCCATCAGTGGGAAACCGGAATTGCTTCTCTGCAGACAATGTCCAAACTCGGTAGTGCCGTTTTCAGTGCTTTTAGCGATCCGATCTATACGGCATTTACTCGCAGTTACCACGGAGTGAACATCTTCAGTGCTTATTACGATACCTATCGTACTGCCTTACAGTCTCTGGGGAGCAAAGAAATCAAAGAATTCGGTACTCTACTCGGTCTTGGACTAGAGGGAGCAGTTGGTTCGGCAGCATCACGATTTGCACCAGCACGTTCAGCCACTCAGTATCTTTCCGGAGCAACCGATAATTTTTTCCGTTGGAACCTGTTGAATGGCTGGACAAACTTCATGCGCCAAGGTGCGGCTTACATGATGGCTAGAGACATGGTCAATGCGGCAAAGAAACCATGGAATCGGTTGAATGAACGTTATCGTTACGTCCTGTCTCAGTACGGAATTACAGAAGCAGATTGGGAAGCCATCAGGACGTTACCGAGGACCAAAGTTTCTGGGATTGAAATCATTTCTCCCCATGGAGTCCGACAAGCCATTGACAACGGAGCAGTCCCACCGGATAGCGTAGCAAAAGCGAGAGAACTGGCAGACAAGGTCCAGATGTTCCTCGTTGGAGAAAACACAATGGCTGTTATTGAGCCTGGAGCACGGGAACAAGCCTTTATGCGAAGAGTCCCCTTCGGTGGAGAGGGGGCAGGAAAAGCAGGGACTGCATCCGGCATGGCCGCAAGGCTCTTCTGGCAGTTCAGAGGATTCCCGTTGTCGATGATGATGCGAAACTTCCCACGGGTTGCCCAAATGGGCGCTCCTGCCTTTTTGCATCTACTTCCGATGGTTGGTGTTGGGTATGCGATAAAGTCCGCTAAAGACATTTTGAAAGGCCGAGAACCACTTGATCCAAGAGACCCTGATAACATTTATAAAATTGCATACGTTGGAGTAACCCAAAGTGGCTTTGGTGGACTAGCATCTGACTGGCTGTTAAATGATGTTCGCAAGTACGGTTATGGTCTTGCTGATTTACTCGGTGGACCTACAATTAGCACAGCACAAGATGTATTATCAGTCACTGGAGCAACAGCCGCAGTACTGAGAGGAGATGAAGAAATCGGAGAGATTGGAGAAAGTCTCTGGCAGGTCATCCGTAACAACACTCCTTATGTTAACTTCTGGGCTACCAGAACAGCCTTTGACTACATGATTGATTACCAAGTTCGTGAAATGTTGAATCCAGGAAGTCTTACCAGAATGCAGAATCGTTTCCAACGAGAAAACAATCAGAACTTCTTACCTGGACTGTCTCCTGCTGAAATCGTTCCGTATGGAGGATCACTATGACGGTCTCAGTACTCCGGAATCAGGTTCAGTACACAGGGAACAATTCCACTACTCAATTTACTGTCAATTTTCCGTACACCGAGAAGTCTCAGATCAAGGTCTATCTAGATGGAACTCTTCAGACGATCACCACGCACTACACTCTGACAGATCCGGACAGCACAGGAACCGTTACTTTTGTGACTGCACCAGGGACCGGAGTGGTTGTTTCCTTTATCCGAGAAACCGACTTTCTCCAGACAGTTGACTACGCAAATAATGACATTCTGGATGCTGAAACTTTAGAAGCGGCATTCGATAAATTAACGATGATGTGCCAGCAGGTAAAAAACCTTGCGGACAAGTCAGTCGGATTCGATGAAACAGTCAATGAGTCAGAAACAACCTCACTGAAATTAGCAGCAGGAACCGGAGATCTTGCCGGAAAGCTACTGGCTTTCGATGACTCTGGAAATTTTGTAACCACTCAGGAGATCGGGACATTTAGAGGGGATTATTCCGCTTCTGTCTCCTATGTAGTCCGAGACTTGGTCCGAGATGCTGCTACCGATAATGTCTACTTTACTCTCCAGGATGCTCCTGCTCCAGCCGATCTGACAGATACTGACTACTTTGAACTACTTGTTGACGTAGAGACCGTCAGGACACTGAAGGAAGCTGCAGAAACAGCCGAGACCAATGCAGAAGCAGCACTGGCTTCTTTCCAGGGACAGTACAAATCTTCGGCTACCGACCCATACGGTGGTTCTGCTGATGCTGGAGACCTCTGGTACGATGAGACCAATTCGATATTAAAGTACTACACAGGATCTGCTTTTGAACCTGTCACTACTTCGTTAGCGACTGTTACCGGAAATTATTTAACGATTTCCAATCAAGTGATTACGGCTGGAGTCGTTCCGATTTCCCTCGGTGGCACAGGAGGAACTTCTAGTTCAGAAGCCAGAACGCTTCTGGGATTGTCTATCGGTTCAGATATTCAAGCCTACAGTGTCTCCCTCCAGGACATCTCCTCATTAGCCAAAACGGATGGGAATATCATCGTAGGAGACGGAACCAGTTGGGTAGCCGAATCCGGTTCAACAGCCAGAGCAAGTCTCGGAGTTTCTATTGGATCTCAGGTACAAGCCTGGGACCAGCAGTTGGACGATATCAGTGCTCTCGCAGTCACAGACGGAAATATCATTGTCGGCAACGGCACTACTTGGGTAGCGGAATCCGGTGCTACGGCTAGATCGTCTCTTGGATTAACGATTGGAACAGATGTCCAGGCTTACGATGCAGATACTGCTAAATATGACGATACGACTGCAAACTTCACGGGAACATTACAAAACGGTGGTTCCAACGTAGTTGTAGACAGTGATATTGGTTCCTCGGTTCAAGCCTATGATGCAGACACTGCAAAGTATGACGATACAACAGCCAATTTTACCGGAACCCTCCAGAACGGAGGGAGTAACGTAGTAGTCGATTCAGACATCGGATCTTCGGTCCAAGGGTATCACGCTGATACCGCTAAGTACGATGACACTACAGCTAATTTCACAGGCACACTCCAAAATGGTGGATCAAACGTTCTTGTTGACTCAGATATTGGAAGCACAGTTCAAGCGGCAGGTTCGTACCTAACTTCAGTTGATTTAACTTCTAACGTCACAGGGACTCTTCCGGTAGCAAACGGGGGAACTGGAGTTACTTCTTTAGCATCACTGAATGCTGCTGATCTCGGATCAAACAATGGGGTCACTGATGCCACGGATGGATATGTTCTGACGGCAGATGGCACAGGTGGGGTCGCTTGGGAAGCGGCAACCGGAGGGATCTCCGATATCGTCAGTGATACGACACCACAACTCGGTGGGAACCTGGATGTCAATGGGCAGTCCATTGTTTCGGTTTCAGCAGGGAACATCGCAATTACACCGGACACCACAGGCAAAATAATTCTTGACGGGCTTTCTTGGCCCACGGCAGACGGGTCTGCAGATCAGGTTCTGAAAACCGATGGGGCTGGGAACCTGAGTTTTGTGAATCAATCAGGAGGTGGTGGCTCTGGAAGCAGTTACATCGAACACAGTTCAACAGTTTCTGACTCGCTAGCGATCAGTGCAGGAACCAATCGGATGTATATTGGGGACACAACATTCTCCGGCAGCGGAACGATGGCAGGCTATTTAGTTATTAGTCACGGTTTTGCAGATTTTACTGGGACCGTCAATGTCGCTACAACAGGAACTCTTAGAATAGTAGGTTAACTATGGCAGGTGAAATTCAATTAGCAGGGACTAGTTTTGCTAGCGAATCCAGCGGAACGATAACAGTTAATAATGGGACACTTAGCAGTAGTGTTTTGTTTCCTGCTGGGCATGTGATTGGTTATAATTCTACTACTACAGCTAGTCAAATAAGTATTTCAACTGGTCAAACAGGTGTAGGAACGGGATTAAGTGTGTCAATTACACCTAAGTACACGGATAGCAAAATTATTGTTCAGGCAGATATATGTAGTGGAAAAGATAGTAATAATCTTGCTGTTGGTTATTTTATTTATCGAACAACTCCATCCCCCACCAGCAACTCAGGTTTCAATTATGTAAACTCAAGTTTCAATGCATCATCATGGACATATTTGGGAACAGCCAGTAATACAATCATTAATGAGTTGCCGATTTTCTTTGAAGACGAACCTGTGAACAATACAGCAATACACACTTACGAAGTATATGTAATATCTAATTCTTCATTAACAACTTATTTGAACCGTAGAGGCTTGGATACTTCGTGGACAGGACGATCAAGCATTACCGTATTTGAGGTATCGCAATGATAATGGAACATTTAAATATACCGCATTCAGATTGGGTTCGTTATGAAGACTCATATGATTCTATAATCTGGGCAGGTCAGCCAAGATGCACTAAGGCAGAATGGGAGCAAGCAAAATTGGAACTTCAAGCAGCAGAACCAATGCGTAAACTACGAGAACAACGCAACCAACTCCTTACTGAAACAGATTGGCGAATGGTATCCGACTACCCAGGTGCTAATCAAACCGAGTGGCAGACTTATCGACAGGCTCTACGAAACATCACAACCCAGACACCATCACTGGATTCAAACGGACAACTAACGGGCATAACGTGGCCCACACCACCTAACGACTAACCAAGTCGAGCAATGCTAACTGAACCAAAACGAGTAAAACGATGGACATAGAATTGATTAAAGAGTTATCGAACCTGGGTGGTTTATTCATCGCTCTAATTGGTGCAGGTTGGTACGTGCGGTACATCTCCGATCAACATCGGGAAGAACGAAAAATCCTATACGACAAGGACAGTGTAAACGATGAGGCTCTACGCCAGTTGATGTCTAGTTCCCACAATCAATTAATTCAGATAATGACAGGAGTAAATACGACTCTAAAGGAGATGACGGTAGCGATTTCGGAACTGAAGCAGACGATAGAGCATGGGGAAAGAAGGTGAAACTCCTGCTCCCCCTGTTGCTTTTCGCTACTACGATCTCTGCTACAGAGTTGGAATTTAAAACTCACTATCTGTTTATCTGGGCAGGGAACTGTACGAGTAGAATGATTCCGAATTACGAGAGACAGGGGATGCCATGGAACTTTGCGTTCAGTATGGCTTCTCAGGGATGTTCCTGTGTCATCGATAAGTTCCGAGAGAACTACACTCATGATCAGTTGCTTGCCCTTACTGATGCAGAACGAGAAGAACAGTCTTTGTACTATGCCCAGGTCTGTAGTGGAATTACTCAGGAGCTATAAATGGAAGAATTATTTAACCTCGCTTTAGAAACCGGATTTCTGGAAATGGGTCTGGTGGCCCTCGGTGCTCCAGCAGGACTCGTCTTCGGAGTCAAAATGTTCAAACGGATGAAGAAATGATCGAAACTCGGAACTTCAAACATAGAGAACTCAGTTGTAATTGCTGTGGTGGCAATCAGATGAACGTAGCTTTCTTAGAAAAACTACAGTTGATCCGAGACGAATATCAGCAACCGATGGTCATTAGTTCTGCCTACCGATGTCCACGTTATAACGATGAGATTTCATCCACTGGACCCACTGGACCACATACGACAGGAAGAGCCGTAGACATTCTGATCTACGGTCAGGAAGCCTATGAACTCATGAAACTTTGTCTCAAGTACGGAATGACCGGACTCGGATTTAAGATGAAAGGGCCGAGGACCACTAGATTTCTTCACTGTGACGATTTAAATAACACCGCAAAATCTCCCCGTCCCTGGATCTGGTCCTACTGATCTTTCTGTACTAGCTGTAACAGTTTATCTATCTTTTCCTCTAACGACTGAAAATCCGTGTGTCGCAGGTTCGATTCCCGCTCTGGCCACTTCATCGTTTTTGTAACATCCTCTGTATCCTCTCTGTAAATTCCTAACGAATT